GAATGAAATTAGTATGAAAATGGTAGAAAAAGTTTTAGATGAACAGATTAAGCCTATACAAAAAAGAAAATGAAATCAGTATATAGATTAAAAGAACACTATTCAGTGTTACATAAGTGGCTAAACGAAGAGGGGTTAGGAGTGCAGGATATAGCAGATATAATAGGGTGTAGTTGTATAGGTACTTGCAGAAACTACCTTAAAGATCCAACTAAACTTAGAGTTCGACATATAATAATTATATCAGAAGAACTTGATGTAGATCCTAATTTTATAATAGATATAATAAAACAATGAAAAATTCAGTAGTATTTGAAGGGGGTATTGATAAAGTTAGTACCTTAGCAGACGGAAGTTTAAGAATACATTTAGGTACTCCAGAACTGTCTAACGAAACAATGGTAAAAATATTTGGTCTAATAAAAAGACCTGGATTTGTATTAGTATCAACTAATAATATAAGTCAAGACCAAATAGACGCTGTAGAAAAGGCAACAGCTAATACAGAATTTAATGAAAAAACGTCTTCACAAAGACTTAGAGGAGTTATCTATAAGTTATGGGAACAGACACAACCGAAACAAACAAACGTTGATTCTGGATCATTAGAATACGTTGAATTTGATTTATTCTACAAACGAAAAATGAATGAAATTATTAATCACTTAAAAACTAAACTAAGCTAATGGCTGTAAAAACATATATATTTAGAGGAAACGCAAAAAAGAAAAGACCTGGGGTTCACTCTAAGAACGCAAGTAGAAGTCAAACTAAATTTAAAAAGAAATATCGTGGACAAGGAAGATAAAAAACACAACAAAAGCTATTATGATTATGGTAGGAATGGATATTATCCAAAACCTACAACTACGTTACAGGACGACAGAATCCCTAAATACTATATAGGTAAACAAGGATATGAAGCTCGTAAGGTAGTAGATAACTTTGATCTAAATTATAATTTAGGTACAGCTGTAACATATTTGTTACGTGCGTACAGAAAACATGACACACCCGTGGACTGTATAAAGAAAGCAATAGCTCATTTAGAATTTGAATTAGAAAAACTTAAATAATGAAATTACATGAATTAAGAAATAAGGTAATAACCGCAGCATTAGAAAGACATAAAGGTAATGCGGAGAAAGCAGCTTGGGACTTAAAGGTTTCAGCGAGATCTATTTATTCTTTTAAATCCAAACAAGAACAAGATAGAAAGAAAATTGAAATTGATGAATTTTTAAATAAAAATATAAAACAAGAATCATGGTAGAGATAATAGACTTACTATGGTATATAATAGCGTTCTCTGTTTTTGTTTTAATATCAATGATTTACGTAAATAAAAATAAATAATATGTTACCAATAATAACTTTTGCAGTGGGGTTTATATCAGGAATGTATATAATAACCCAAATAGAAAAATCTATAGATGAAAATGTCAATAGTAAAAAAACAAAATAGAAGAACATTTACAATTAGACCATCAGGTAGGAGTACAGATTTTATATCTCCTAGCTTTGGTCATGGTTGTTTATATAACTGTTCTTATTGTTATATGAAACGTAATAAACCTTACGGACTAAGTGTAGCAAAAAATACAGAAGCTATACTTACAAGTATAAATAATCATGTAACATTTGACGATACTATAAAACCAAATCAAACACATTCAGAATATATAACATATGATATAAGTTGTAACGAAGACTTTGCTTTACACGCCAAGTATCATGAATGGGAAAAAATATTTACATTTTTTAAAGATCACCCTAAAGCTATGGGTAGTTTTGCTACGAAATATGTAAACAATCAACTGTTAAATTTTAATCCTGAAGAAAAGATACGTATTAGATATAGTTTAATGCCACAAAATAAAGCAGATATACACGAACCTTGTACTACTAAAATTATAGATAGAATAAAATCTATAGATAAGTTTATAGAAGCGGGTTATGATGTACATGTAAACTTTAGTCCTATTATTGTATATAAAAACTGGTTGTCTGATTATAGTAGACTATTTGATTTAATGAATAAACATATACAACACAAAAAAAATGTATTAGCAGAGTGTATATTTTTGACACATAATTTTAAACGTCATAAATTAAATCTAAAATACAATCCATTAACAGAAATTGATATATGGGTACCACATATGCAAGAAGAAAAAGAATCAGAATATGGAGGTACAAACGTTAGATATAAACGTAATTTTAAATATACATATATTAAAGAATTTAAACATTTACACAACAGTAAAATTCCTTGGAATAAAATAAGATATATATTCTAAGTATGGATAATTTAGACCCAGGAGAAATAGTATACTGTGATATTACTTATCAATATGAAAGGCCATTTCGAAACAGGATGAAAAAGGAAGTCAACACCTTGAGAAACGTAGTGTTTGGTAGGGAGTATGATTCGTCATACCCTTACCTTGACTACAAAACATATTTTAGAGATATTAAAAAAATAAATAAAAAAAAGCCTTTAAAATGTGATGTTACCGTTATTGATTTAAAGGTACACGCTAGAACAGGATTTAAAAATAAATCTAACGCATATACACAAGTTAAAAAAAGTGAACAAATTAGAAATAAAATAACAGGATCTTATGAGTAAATATAAAAACATTATAAAAATATTAAAGAAACAAGTAGATAGTAATGTAAAAACTTTTTGGGTATTCAATGAAGAAAATCAAGAGTTTATTCAAATATACAAGAACTATAGTGATAAACTTCCAATATATACACCAAAACAATTAATAAATTATTTAGAAGAATATGAGAAGACACAGTAAATTAGTACGACCTAATTTTAGGAAGCAAGACCAAATTAGATATTATAAAAAATATTTAAGGTATCTTGAAAAGTGTATAAAAACTATAGATAAATATATTAAAGAATTACAGAGAAGTTAACTTATCTCTACGTTATAATTCATTATACATTGTAACCCATTCTTTCTGTGATATAAAAATGCTTGTGCTTTTTTAATGTTTCCAATATAACCCTTACTATCATGCCAATAATCTGTAGCTGACATTGATGATAAGTTTCTAACGGTTATACCTGCTAACTCTTCAATAGCGGCTAGTTTAGCTGATTTATTAGTATGTAAGTGTCCTCTATGTACTTCTACAAAATCAACATCAGACCATGCGTTTTTATATCTTTGAGATATTATAGCTGGTAAATTATTTAATTTAGCTCCATCACCATGATCTGCTATCACCATGTTCTTACCATATACTAACATCTTCATAAGACAATCACTATTATCTACAACCACATTATCATTATTTTCATAATATAATTGTACGGTATCACCTAAATGCATCATGGACTCTCTATCATGATTACCAGGAACCACCATAACGTGTACAGGAGCTGTTTCATATAGATAATTAATAGCTTTAATTAACATTTTTCTACCTGCTCTATATATGTCTATATGATAATTAGAATTAAATTGTGGAGTTCCTTTTGTAGTACTAGGTATTGGCCAATCACCATCTGAATTTAAAAAATCATTACCTATAATAAATAATATTTTATCTACATTATAACCTTGAGATCTGTATAACAAATGATCTATAGCATCAAACAACCTCTCTTCTGCTATTTCTAAACTATAGTCATCACCTTTTATACCAATTTTACCTAAATGTAAATCAAAAGCAGATATTTCTAAAAGATACATATCTTTACGATCAGACCTATCTCTTTTAATTCTTTCAATTCTAGGAGATAAATCTTTAAGATCTTCTTTTAATTGTTTGGATATTAAGTTTAAATTAAGTTCTGGCTTAACTCTTGTTAACCAAGCTTTCATACGATACATAGTAACTGTGGTAGGATAATTATCTTTATTAAATCCTGTAACCTCATATGTACCTATATCGTATTTATTAATCTCCCAATCATTTAGATCTATTTTACAATGCTTTATTAAGTCATCAATAGATTTAACCCTGCTGGAGTTTTCTACATATACCTTGAGATCATTTTCTTGTTCTTCAATATTGATTACTTCTTTCTCTTTTTGGTATTCTGTATCACCAAGCTCTTTACGTAATCTACGAGCAGTTCCTCGTACTACTTCGTAATTAGTATTAAATAGATCTGCGGTTTCAGAGTAGTCTTTTCTTAGTTTACTAGGGTTCTTTAGTAAGTACTCTTTTATTTTATCAACTTTGTTCATATCAAATTAATTTAGTATCGCCAAATTAACTTGTTTAATTATGCGATAAAGATAATAAAAAAAAACTTATAAACTATTGTATGTTAATATGTTTTGCTCTTGTGTCTTTATCAAAAGTTCCTTCTACGTAAGTTGTAATTTGAGTAGCGGTAGCAGATACTGATAATACCATTATTTTCATGTCAGACCACTTATCTATTTTTATTGGAGTGCTAAACTCATGTTCAATTTTTTCTGTAACCCCCGCAGGTTTTTCTATATAGGACCTCCACTTTATTTCCATAATTGTTTTTTCCCCAGCAAATAAAGCTATATCATAAAGAACGTCTTCTGATAATTGACTTATTATTATTTTATTTATATAAAGATCATCTTCTACTGTATATACAGAGGTTGAGTCGTAATTAGAGACTGCTGTTATTAAAGCATAGTTTACAGTATCTCCTCCAGCGAGTTCTGCAGCATTATAAGCTTTAATAATCCCTACGTTCGCTTTAATCCCCAGAACATTTACATCTGTATGTGTCTCAGTTACATAAAATTCATTAATACGAAGATACCTATGTCTTAAAGTTACAGCAGTAGTTCCCATTAAGTTTACTGTTTCTTTTATGTTATCGTAATTTATATCAACACCTTCTATTGCAACTGTAACAGCTCCTGTCCCAGGATCACCAGAAGATTTGAGAGTGATATCTTCTACACTACTACTTACTATTGTATCAACAAGTCTATCAGTAATAACCCCAGAATTAGACCTAGTATATGACGGGAATATATATATTCCACCTTGCTCACAAACATCTTCTGGATCAGTAGACGTAGTTATTTCTGTACTACTTCCTACTTTACGAAAATAATGTATATTGTTTCTTGTGTATCTGGATTCCATTATGAATCTGCTATACTAGCAACAAATACTTCTATATTTATAGCATTAGATCCTGGATTCATTAATATACTTTCAAGATCAGTTAATGCAGTTACAATAGTTGCATTTGCATCACTAACAGCTATACCATCATGTACCGTTCCTAAAACAAAAGATTTTCCAGCTTCTAATAATATAGACGCAGACATATTAGCGGTTCCTCCTTCCGCTCCTGCAATCTGTAAAGAAATGTCTGTAGGATTAGAAGATTCTAAATTTGTTATTCTAATATATCTAACAGATTCAAGATCTATAGCATTATCTGATGTATTTTGTGCAGCTTGGAATGTAGCTACAGTAGTATCTTGAGAAGCAGGTAATGTAATAATTTTTTTCATTACTTGTGTTACAGAAGCTACAGTAAAAGAATTACTACTTCCTTGTTGATATCCATTTAATGTTAAGTCTTCTGTTAATGTAACTGTTAAAGTCGCCATATCTATTTCTTTTTATTTTTTATGTTTAATATTTCCTGACATTTTTCATATTCTTCTAACTCACAAAAATAGTCAATTATTTTATCATATACACTATCATCTTCTATTTTTATAGTAGGGTTAAAAGGAAAAACACCTTCATCTATATCTATAAGATCTTCTAATAACTCTTTCTTTGTTAATAATTTATAAGCATTCACCATAGAATGGTGAAGAAGATCTTCGTCTGATAATTTATCTATCATAGTATATCTTTACTTTCAATTAAGGTATATGTAAAACTATTTCCCCAAATCTCTCTAGCTGTTTGACATATTTCCAAGAACGCAAACCAATCATCATTACTAGCTATCACCTGACATCCAGCTGACCATTTATTTACATATGTGGAAGTCTTACCTTCTAATGCTGTTGCTCTATGTATATTAATTCCAAACACACCTGTATCACAAGTTGATTCATCAAACTCATATTGATCATTCCTGTTATTATCTCTGTAAACTGTTACAGGTTTCTTTTGTCCTAAAGCTAAGTATTTCCCAGAATGTAATCTAAGTTTATGAGATCCTCTATATTGTCCTGGTTTTAATACCGCACAACCTATCTTGTCTATCCAAGGATTCTCCATCCAATCGTCTCCTGGATCTGTAGTACAATCATACTCATGATACTCCCAATTACCTTTTTCATCTTTAAAAGATATAGTAATTGTATCATCAAATAAATTTGTAACCTTCCCTTCTGTTGATGAGTTTCTAATTCCTATTATATTAACATCATAATTGTCATTAGTAAAGTATTTATATCCTTTATCTAATACAACTTTTTCAATTACTTCTCTTGTATATTTATTTGTCATCATTTTTTAGCCTTTTCAAGAGACCTCCCTCCAAAATACGCACCAATAACAGTTATTAATACTAATTGTAATAAGTCAGTCCATTTAGCTTCAACGACAAAGTTAATAATTCCAGCGTCAATAAAGATCAATAACACTGTTGATATTACTAAAAATATTAACACTAATGGTCTAACGTTTTTACTTAACCAAGAATCAC